ACACTCTGAGGTATGCCGAGTTTTGCTTCTCTTCCGTGTGCTTCTTGATGATATCGGCGGAAGAAATGGCATTCCCGGCGCGCGCGTCGTCGTAGAGAGCGGCTAACTCGATCATAGCCGCCTTCTCGTCCGTAACAGGCTTCTTCTCGGGCCTCACCCATCCACACGTCCCAAACGGAGTTACCACCTTCTGCGCATCCCCCACCAGCGCCCGAAGTTGGTTGTTCGCCAACTGCTTCTGCTCGCCAGCTTCCTTCTCGCAGTCGTCTGCCGACTTCATCTCGGCGGTCCACTTAAGAATCTCGGGGTATCTGGGATCGTGCGGGCCGATGACCTTGCCGGTGTTGAGTGAAAACTTGCGGGCGAGATACTTGCCATAACTCTCGCTCTCGTCGATAGCTGGCTCGACTTTGCGCAGCACATTGTCAAACCAGAACGACCGGCACGCCTCGATCATGTCCTTCTCAAGTTGGGGATCGCGCTCAATGCGGTACTGGGCCAAGGTGTTGCCGGAGAACAGCACGGCGAAGTTCCAGCCCCGTGCATTGCAGACGGCGGTATACCAAGCTGCTTGTATGAGATAGTGGGCGGGCACGCCATCGCTGCCCTCCTCGCCCCACTCCTCACTCTTGCGGGAGCTGCACTTGACCTCAAGCCCACTGTGCGCTGAGGGAATCCAGCCGTCGGGCGCGCCCAGCATCCAAGGCTCCGCGCCCTCAATGAGCGTTGAATCGCGCCACGGCCGGGATTTGGGGAAGATAACTCCGAGGTCGGCGGGCGCCACCACCTGGGTGCTGAAGCGCTCCTGGTAGCGGCCGCGCACGATGGGTTCAAGCGCGCTGCCCCAGTACAAGCACTCCTTGTCAAGCTCCGGCTGCTTCTCGGGGCTGACCTTGCCGGCGTAAATCTGAATAGGGCGCTTGTATGGGGAGAGGCCTAAAATAGCTGCCGCATCGGTTCCCCCTACGCCTCCCGCTCTTGACGCAGCATAACTTTCCTTTTCATCATAAATCGCCATGTCCGTACCTTGCCTTTCTGGAGATCGCTCTCTCAAATGTTTCGCCGCGTCTGATGCGGCGGTAGATCAAAGCTCGATTCAACCCTAACATTTCGCACCACTCCGCCAAGCAGCGAGTTTTGCCGTCTTTGGTGAAGCGTAGATTGGTTCTCTGATTGCGAGCCTGCTCTTTGCTTGTTGCCCAGCGACAGTTGCGTGGCTCGTAATCGCCATTGACATCCTGCCGATCTAAGCTCATTCCACCAGGGCGCAATCCCATGTCGGAGAAGAAGTTCTCAAACTTACTCCAACGGTCGCAAACTTTGATTCCACGACCGCCATAGTTATGATAGTCCTCGTTGTTTGGATTGTTGCACCGATCCTTGATGCTGTACCATGCCCGATATTCCGGCGTGCCGGTCATCCGATGTGTGGCGCTCGCTGACAATTCACTGCGAATACATCCACATGAGCGCGTATTACCCGACCGCAGAGAATGTCCAAACGCTATGATTTCATTGCCACAGTCACAGCGACATAGCCATACCGCGCGCATGTCAGTGCTATTGGTCCCATGTTGGCGAGAGTCGCGCCGCTCCAACACCAGCAGTTTGGTGAATCTCTTGCCGGTCATCTCGATAACATGGCACATCACTTGCCTTTCAGTGCCCAAATGCTTTCAATGGGCAGTTCGATGAATGCTGCGATTTTGAGCGCACTATCCAGCCTGGGGGTGCATCCGTGCTCGATCTGGCAGAGCGTGGCATTACTGACTTTGATGACCTTCTCCACCTGCCGGATCGTGACGCCCTTGCTTTCCCTCATGCCCTGGATGTCCACTAGCAGCCGCGTCTTGGTGGGTCTCTGCGCGGTCACTGAGATGCGCTTGCCGGGTTTCATTTGCGAAAGTTTCATATCGCAAACCATCCTAGAGAATCAAACTCGCTTTGTCAAGCGAATTATTTTCGTCGCCCTCTTCCCGCTCCCGCCTGGCCGCCTTGCCGTTGCGGGCGTAGGTGTTGCCGACGTGCCACTTGTGGCAAAACCCACAGAGGTAGCTGTTCATCTCGACCCCGTATATGATCTGCGAAGCCTTGGCCGCGGCGTCGGCCTTGCGCTCGGAGTTATGCCGTTGCTTGCCCCGGCAGGAGGAGGCCCAGCGATTACTCATGCGCCCGCCTTGTCTGCCGGGGGCGAGATGATTGGCGGAAGCGGTTTCGGCATCCAATACGTTACCTTGCCGTTGAGATCGATCATCTGCGACTCTTCCTCTCGATGCCATCCGGTTCCGCGCATATTGCCCTCATCGGCGTGAGGATCATTCCCGTCAACGTAGTTGATATCGCTAGAATCTGCGTCTTCGTCTTCGTAGTAATAATCTCCGTATGCGGCTAGGTCAATGTAGCCTCCCGCCTTGTTGTCGCATGTGATCCAGACAAGCCAATTGTGCGCGTAAGACTTCTCTGGTAACTGCTTGGTGATCGGACGCCATGTGAGCGCGGCCAGTTTCGCCTCAAGTTCGAGGATGCGAACTCGCTGCTGGTTGCATGTTTTGAAAGCCAGTTTCACGTCGTCGCGTAGAGAATCCGATACTTCATCGGTGGTTGCGCCCAGGTTGTCTTCTGGCTTTGAGTATCCGCTTGCTCCGTAGTGGTGGCGCATGAACTTCTCACTTGGCATTCGGTTCCTCTTTCGGCTGTGCGGCGCGTGCGGCGATCAGCGCGTTCACGTCGTCAACAACTGATAACACGGGTCCGGTGTATCCGTCGGGCATCGGATAAATCAGATAACTCAAATGCGGAAAGTCCTCATCGCTCACCGGCGCACTCCGCTGCGTCAACTTCTCCCGCAGTGCCTGGACCTCGGCCTCCAGCACGGCATTATCGCGCACAAGATTCAGCAGCCAACCACTCCATGTGAACCGCCCCGCATCACCTGAATCTTCATACGCTTTGCGAAGCATTCCATCTTGAAGTTCGTATGCCTTGACCTCGGCCTCCAGCGCCGCGATCCGAGCAGCCATCTCCTGTTGATCTAGTGCCCAGACCTTTCCAGTTCCCTTGCAAGCGTGGCAGGAACCCATTCGCATCTGGCTTGGATCGACAAATGAGCCGCGTTCTTTCATACCCACTCCGGCGCATAGAGGACATTTGATTTTCAGGTACTCAGGTATCTCAGCCATTGCTGGCCTCCTTCGCAAGCTCGGCGCGGACTCCTGCTGCGTAGCGTTCGGCGTGTTCTATGCCTGCAAACACCTGCAGATACTTTCCATCTAAGCGCACGTCATAACAGTCGTTTGTGTCAGGATCGGGAATGATTTGCACTCGCCACTCCGGCGGTTTAGGCTCAGGGGCGAATTGGGCAAGAATCCACCCTACGCACTCGGCGGGACAGTCCCACACCTTAACCGTTAGTGCTTTGTTGAGTATTGCAAACACATGTTTCAGCGTGAATGTTGGCTCCTGCGCGGCTGGCTCCGGGGCTGATGTTTGATCCTTCTCGAAAAGATAATCGCAATTTGGACATTTGCCGCCTCGTTTGTTCCATGTTTCCACAGAGTTTGTGCGCGTACATTGAGGACATTTCCTCCATACTGGCTCCGGCTCCGGGGCCGCTGGTCGCTCCAGTGCGAGCACGGCCTCAGCAACCTTAAAAGCAAACTCATCTACCTCTGTAACATGGTGATACTTGCGCCACTCACGGCACAAATACATAACCGCTTCTTTCTGCTTCTCACTCAGCATTTCCCCTCCTTCGCGCCCGTAGGCGGATGCTCGACCTCAACAAGCCCTTGGCACTCGCAGCACCAGGTCCAGTGGTCCTGCTTTTGACGTTCCAGTTCGATAGCATTTGCGAAATGTCGCCATGCAATTTGAAGATTTTGGTCCTGCAATCCGTCTGCCAGCACCAATTCCGCATCGTGCCGCTCTCGCAGCCGCTTCCCTCTCCCGCACTTGCTCATTGTTTCCTCCCAACTCCCGCTGGCCCCGCAGGGCACTCGCAGGAACCCCACAAGTGCCAGCGGTCGGTAGCCCCTAGTTGTGTTGCACCTTCAGTTTCCTGCTGCCCCATAGGACCAGCAGCCCACTTCCC